ACGAATTGCTACAAGCATTAGGACAATTACCTTATGTGTATAGCAAGAACCTCATAGATGGTATTAACGCTATTGCTCAAGCTCAGATGGATGTTGCAAAAAAACAACAGTCTGATGAGATTAAAGAGCCTGATATTTCACAATCATAAGTGTTGTAAAAAAACAACATAATCAAATACATGGAAATTGAGTCAAAAAAAGTAGGTGCGCCTCTTGGTAATAAAAACAATACCAAGAATAAGCTGTTCTTTGATCAAATTAAAAGGCACTTGACTCAGAATCCACAAAAGCTAGAAAAGATTGTTGAAACTCTTGTTGATTCTGCTCAAGAGGGTGAAGCATGGGCTGTCAAAGAGATTATGGACAGAGTTGACGGCAAAGCTCATCAATCTACAAGCATAGAAGATGCAGAAGGTAATAACTTGATACAAGCTATTGAAGTCAGGTTTATAAAGCCAAGTGAGTGAAATCACACCAGAAATTAGGAAAGCAGTTAGTGCGGTTGATTTTCCAATCAAGCTACAGTTTCTATTCGAGCCATCACGCTTTAAAGTGGCCCATGGTGGGCGAGGGTCTGGAAAATCTTGGGGATATGCCAGGGCTTTGCTTGTAATAGGTGTTAAAAAAACAATTAGAGTTCTTTGTGCTCGTGAGTTTCAAAATTCTATTGCTCAATCTGTTCATAGATTATTGGCAGACCAAATCATAGCTATGAAACTAGAGTCATTTTATGAAGTTACTCAAAACCAAATTAGAGGCAAAAATGGCACAGAATTTAACTTTGTAGGCTTAAAAAACAATCCAGCAAATATAAAATCTTATGAGGGAAGCACTCACGTTTGGATAGAAGAATCGCAAACCGTAAGTGATCGAAGTCTTGAAATTCTTATTCCTACAATAAGAACGCCTGATTCAGAAATATGGATTACATTCAATCCTGAGCTAGAAACTGACCCTGTATATCAGCGATATGTATTAAATCCACCTGATAACTGCAAAACAGTCAAAGTTAACTGGCAAGACAATCCTTGGTTTCCTGATGTTTTAAGACTTGAAAAAGATGCTCTTTTTAGTAGAGATAGGCAAGCCTACAACACCGTTTGGGAAGGTTTATGCCGTCAGACGGTAGATGGTGCTGTATTTGCCAAAGAAGTCACTCTGGCTGAACTAGATGGAAGGATTTGCAATGTACCTTACGATCCAATTAAGCCTGTTCACGCTGTATTTGATTTGGGCTGGGCAGATGCTACTGCTATTTGGTTTGTTCAGTTTATTGCTCAAGAAGTAAGGCTTATACGCTATTACGAGGATAATCAACAGACAATTGCTCATTATCTTGCTAAAATACAGTCCTATGGATACATTATCGACACTATTTGGTTGCCACATGATGCTGGTAACAAAACTTTGGCCTCACATGGCAAAAGTATCGAAGAAATCGTCAGAGCTAGTAACTACAACACAAGAGTTATTGAACGCACACCTATCGTTGATTCGATCAATGCTGCACGAATGATGTTTAACAAGTGCTGGTTTGACCGCACGAATACGCACGAAGGCTTGCAATGCCTTAGACACTATAGATATGACGTTGACCCAGACACCAAGCAATTTAGCCAAAAACCATTACACGACAACTACAGCCACGGAGCAGATGCTTTCCGTTACATCGGCCTTATGGTTAACGAGCCAAGAAAAGCAGCAAAACCCAAAACTTATCAACTACCGTCAAGTTGGATGGGGTAAAATGTGTAGTAAAAATACTACAGTTGGCTTAAAATCAGCCAAATACTAAGGAATCCCTATGGCATACGATAGCGTTGCAGACTCTCAATCAGACGGCAGAATTGAAGAAGCTAAACAGTTTCTACGTCTTTGTAACGATTCAGATAGCAACAATCGTGCCGAAGCTCTTGACGATGTAAGGTTTGCGGCTGGTGATCAATGGCCTGTAGATGTACAAAACAGTCGTGTATTAGAAGCTCGCCCATGCTTGACAATTAATAAGCTAGATGCTTATGTACGTCAAATCTGTAATCAGCAACGTCAACAACGCCCACGCATTAAAGTGCATGGCATGAACAATGAGTCAGATGCCAAAGTAGCTGAGATCATTACAGGCATCACTAGGCATATTGAAAACCAATCTGATGCTGACCAGGCGTATGACCATGCGTTTGAATATTGCGTAAAGATGGGTTGGGGCTACTGGCGTGTCACTACAGACTACATTAAGGATGATAGCTTTGACCAAGAAATCTACATTAAGCGCATTGAAAATCCTTTTAGCGTTTATTTTGACCCTAATTCTGTTCAACCAGACGGCAGCGATGCTGAAAAGTGCCTTGTTACAACAGTTGTTAGTAAAGCCGTGTTCCGCAAGATGTATCCCGATGCCGATGACGTACAGGGATTTTCCAGTAGAGGAACAGGCGATACGGAGTCGGAATGGGTTACAAAGGAAGATATACGCATAGCTGAGTATTTCTATACTGAGCGTGAGAAAGCAATGATTATTCAGCTTTCAGACGGCACTACAGGCTATAGCGATGAAATGCCATCTAAAGAAGTGTTGGCTGCCGCAGGAATTACAGTTATTGATAAGCGTGATACTTGGCGTAAAAAGATCAAATGGTGCAAGCTAACAGCTATGCAAATCCTTGAAGAAGGCGAATGGGCTGGTAAATACATCCCAATCGTGCCTGTATATGGTCAAGAAGTCAGAGTTGATGACAAGCATAAGAAGTTTGGTTTAGTGCGTATGGCTAAAGACCCACAACGTATGTATAACTACTGGGCTACTGCTCTGACTGAAACTGTAGCATTAGCTCCTAAAGCTAAATGGTTGCTTGCTGAAGGTCAAGACGAAGGCCACGAAAACGAATGGGCAATGGCTAATATTAAAGCTATGCCTGTATTGCGTTACAAGCAAACTGACACAGAAGGCAGAACAGCACCAACGCCTGTAAGATTACAACCAGAACCACCACCAGCAGGTGTTATGTCAGCATTACAAGGCATGAACCAAGATTTAATGGCTGTAGTAGGTATCTTTGACCCTGGACAATTGCCACAAGGACAACAATCAGGCAAAGCATTACAAGGTCAACAGCAACAAGCTGATATGACTAACTTTCACTACTATGACAATCTGACTCGCTCAATACGTCATACAGGTCGAATTATTCTTGATCTAATCCCTAAAATCTATGACCGTCAACGTGTAATGCGTATTATTGGCGATGATGGTAAGCCTGACATGGTTACTATTAACGAGCAAGGTCAAGACGAACAAGGCGTGTCTAAGGTCTTAAACGATGTAACTGTAGGCGAATATGACGTAGTAATGGAAACAGGCCCTGGCTACAATTCTAAACGTCAAGAAGCCGTAGATTCTATGATGGGCTTATTAGGTGCTGATCCTACATTGATGCAAACTGCTGGCGATCTAATCTTCCGCAACATGGACTTTCCAGGCGCAGAAATCATTGCAGACAGACTTGCAGCATCTAATCCTATGGCGCAAATTGACGATAAGTCACCAATTCCACCACAAGTACAGATGCAGTTGGCTCAGAGCAAACAACAGATTCAACAGCTTCAGCAACAAATTCAAGCTGAAGAAATGGATAAGAAATATCGTGCTACTGTTCAACAGCAAGTACAAGAAGCTGAAACTCAGCGTGAGAAGATGCGTTTAGATGTTAAGCGTGAAGATACTCAAATGCGTACTGATACACAAGCGCATGACACAGTTATTAAGACTCAGACTCAATTAGAAGTAGAGCAGTTAAAAGCGCAAGTAGCTATCTTGCTTGCAAATATGGATCATAAACAAGCTGAATTAGCTAACGCAGAAACTACAGAGCGAGCAATTTAGTGTTGTAAATAAGCAACATTTATGTTATAAAAGCATTTACCTACCAATGGGTTCATTGGGTTAATTCTTGGAGTTATCCATGTCAGAAGCAAATGTAAGAACGGCAGATAATGTCGTAACAAGCGATAATTTAGCGGAATGGACTGCTAATAAACTTGGTTTAGCTAGTGAAGAAGCCCCTGTTGCGGCTGAAGCAGTCGAGGAAACTCCTGATTCAGAGCCAACAATCAAGGCTGAAGCTGAGAGTGAACCAGAGGCAGAAGATGAAGCGCAAGTAACAGACAAGCCTAAACAAAATCCCAAACTTGAAAAACGATTTTCTGAGCTTACAAAACGAGCCAAACAAGCTGAGGCCGACAAAGCAAACTTAGAAGCACGTTTACAAGAACTTGAGAGCAGACAAACCCCTGCAACCCAACAAGTTGATCCTGTCATCGAAAAACCACAAGCATCGCAGTTTAATGATGCTTTTGAATACGCTGAAGCATTAGCTGAATGGAGCGCAGAAAAGGCATTAGAACAGCGTGATATACAAGAACAGCAACGCAAAGTAGATGAACAGAGAAACGAAGTAATCAAGTCGTGGTCTGCAAAACTCGAAGCTGCTAAAGCTGATCTTCCTGACTTTGACGATATGGTAGCTTCTAGCAATGTACAAGTACGAGATGAAGTACGAGATGCAATCCTAGAATCAGATGTAGGCCCACAAATCCTATATCACCTAGCATCAGATGACGATTACGCTAATAAATTGGCAGCAATGCCGACTAATAAAGCACTCAAGGAATTAGGGAAATTGGAAGTTCAATTCGAGCGTAAAGAAGCTCCTATTGAGAAAAGCGAACCTGTTGCTAGAAGTAAAGCACCAGCACCGATTAAGCCAATCACAGCAGGAAAAGGAACGTCTGACGTTCTCATTGACGGAAATGGCGCATTTCATGGCACATACGCTCAATGGAAAGCTGCAAGACAGGCTAAACGGATACGCTGATAAACCCAATATTTAATAAAGGAAATAAATCATGGCAAATAATTTGCTAACCATTTCCAAGATCACTAACGAAGCATTGATGGTCTTGGAAAACGAATTAACATTTACATCAGAAGTAGATCGTAACTATGATGATCAATTCGCTGTGGTATAAAGCCTGCCTCAGTTTTTACTGTGGGTCTTATATTTGAGGTGGTAAGATCGGTAACACAGTAAACGTCCGTAAAAAGAGTTAGGTGTGCGGACGAAAAAGTTTCTCTGATTGACTTGGAGTCCCAGAAGTGGGTAACAAGGGGCAAGCGAAAGCAGCCTGAACGACTAAGTGAGAAGCCCCGAAAGGGATGCGATAGTCTGAACTAGGATATAACTAAAGAAGTCCTAGAGTGCGATTCGAAGAAGTTGCACCGCCATTGAAAAATGGTCAGTAAGTCGAAAGACTGAAAGTAACAGAATGAAACCTGGACGCTTTATTGGAACTACAGGGCCAGCCCTGAACGTAGAAGATTTCAATGAAACTTCTGTGCCTGTAACTTTGTCAACACAGTTCCATGTGGATAAACGTATGTCCACATATATCCACTAAGGATATTGGCAAAATTTCTTCTGATTGACTTGGAAGCCCAGAAGTGGGCGACAGGGCGCAAGCAAGGCAACTGTGCAGCGTGAACGACTAAGTGAAGAAACCCTGAAATGGGATGCGATAGTCTGAACATTGGTATAACTTTATAAGAAACCGATGAGAGCGACCTGAAGCGGAAGCTCCACTACAGAACACCGTAGGGGTAACAGAATGACACAATTTACAACACAAGATTTGGCATTGTCTTTAGATATGTTCTCTGATCGTGTATTGAAGCCTGCTGTAGCTGCTATCGCCAACAAGATTGACCGTGATGGTACTTTGCAAGCTGCTAACAACACAGCTAACATCGTTGGTACTGCTGGTACGCCCCCAACAGGTTTAATTACCTATTTAACGGCTGCTGCTTACCTTGACTCTGAAGGCGCACCTCGTGATGGTCGTAGATCATGTATCGTTGAGCCGTTCACTTCCGCTACTATTGTTGACAGCTTGAAAGGCCTATTTGTGCCACAAGAAGCTATTGGCGAACAGTATCGTAAAGGACTTATGGGTCGGGAT